TTTTCTGTCAACGATTTCTTGCAGAACTTATCTGCCGTTTCGCCGTTTAATTGGTAATTGAATACTTGTATCATATCTGTAAAGTTAATGAAAAAAGGCGGCGATTAAGCCGCCCTTCTCTCAATTTAAACCAACTAACTTATGCTGTTGCGGCAACGCTGTTCGACTGTCCTTTGTAGAACTTCGTTCCGATTTTCGTGGCTGTTGCGGGAACAGTACCGTCGTAAAGTTGAACGTAATACAACGCGGCAAGTGTCGGAGCCGTAGTTGTCGTAAGCTCATATTTTCCCGTTGTTGAATTCCTGATAACATCATCGGTCGTCAACGCTACCCCTGTAGCGGCGTTTACCAATCTGAAGTTAGCAGTGTCGCCCCCCAATAGAGGGAAAGCCTCGTTCCATTTCCAGTTCATCGCAAAAATCGCTTTCGAATCCGAAACGTCAACCGAATCCAATTTCAATACTGCGTCAACAATGCCTTGCTTCGACTGTGGATCGAAATCGAGGCTTGAGAATACAAAGAAGTTTTGGTTGTATTCGAATGGGTTGATAATCTGGAACATCATCGATGTTTGTGCAGATGTGGTTCCTGTGTTCTCGGCATATCCGTTGGTATTTACCATACCTACGGTCAAACCTTTCACTTTCGTACCGTCAACCGATTCAGCTCCCAAGATAAGACCCGTTTCAAACACAAGCAATACGTCGTATTCTCCGTCGCTGTTGAACGAGTACGCGGCGGCTTGAAATGCACGACCTTTTTTGAACACCATCGTAAACGTGGTCTTTCCTTGACGAACGACCGAAATCAATCCGCTTTGGCTTTCCTGCGTTGTAGCTTCAGGCGTGTTGCCTGTCATTTCGAAAGTTCCCACGAAAGGCGTGAAGTTCCCGAGTTGGATCTGTTCGTCTACATAAGCCGAATCGAACGTGTCCGTTGTTTTGTTCAACTCCCATCCTTTGGGAACGAAAATTGCACCTGACGGCAATCCGTCTGGCGGTTGGCAACTTTCCATTCCTGTGCCGTTTCTGTTGATGGCACAGCTATATCCGTTTGTTATCATAGTTTTGTTTATTAAAAATTAATTTGTTGTATGCAATTGGTATCGATTTTCATATTCGAAACCCGTAACACTAAAGCGTCCCAAATATCGGTTGTGAAATTTTCCTCACCATTCCCATAATTAGGGTGCTTTTTTAAACCGTATTCGCCAGTCCATGTAAATATTCCCGCCTTGTAAAAACATTTCTCAATATTTTCCACAACTGGAAAAAGAACGTTCCTGTAACTCATTGCCCAACGATTTTTATTGAGCAGTTCCGTAGCGGGATTTGAACAGGCAATTATTAGTTTAAGATTCAACTCTACTTCGCCGTCGCCTCTCGAAAACTGGTTTTCCTCTGATTCCGTTATGTCCTGATAAATCAACGGGTAAGGACTTTCCTTTGCGTCGGCATAACTTTTCAATACAGCCATAAGGTTGTATTGGTTCCCCCAATCAAAAACAGGCTTGAACCCGTCTATCTCAGGAAGCTGTGAAAACACATCGTTTAGCCTTTCCTCGACGACTATCATAAACCGAATGAGTTTATAGAGTTGTCGTAAAACCTGAACTTAGAACCTTCAAAGCCGAAATCGGATGACTTGTCACGTAAATACTGTAAAAGCGAAACATCAATATCTTCATCGCTTCCATAGTAATCCGCATACTCGTAACCGATACCTGAAAACCTAACTGGTTCAACGGCACAACCTTTTTGGTATTTCTCAATAAACTTCTGCCACATCGTCGCAAGCTCAAATGCGGGGGTGAAGTTAGTTGAGTTTTCCGATTCTGGTTTAGTGATCCCCATTGTAGACCAGAATGTAGAATTTTGGTCAAGAAAGGTATGTCTTACAATGTAACAAAGAACGGATTTAGGGTCTTTTAACCCGATCCATACTTTCTCGTCGTATTCAACACCGTTAACCAAGTCTTTCCATTTCTGTGCTGCATTGGGCAAATCTGCCAAAGCCGTTTGTAAAAGATTGTAGTTCGCCAACCCCAATGCGCCTAACAGAACCTTTCTTTCTACGTATGTGATGCAGTCCGTCAACTTAGCCGTAGCCGTTGGCGTATTGCTTCCTATTGAAGGCTGCGCAATGGCTTGCGGAATCTCCAAATCATTTACGTAGAAAGAGGGTTGTGTTATATTCATTGTTTAGGCTTCCTTGTCTTTTCCTTTAAGAACCTTCAGTACTTTGTGTTTCTCAAGCGCGAGTGCCGTGCTTTCAAACATTTCGGTCTTTTCTCCTTTTTTGGAGTTTCCGTGATCCAATAGATACTCTACTTTTACTTTCATCTTTCAGATTTTTAAAATTATGCCTCGACAACCGCCGTGATTGCTGTTCTGATTGTCGCGATATCGTCGTAGATGAACGCTTGACGGTCAAGTACGCGAACAAAAGCATGGTAACGGCTCTCCGCGAGGATAACGAATTGGTTCTTGATAAAATCGTCGTTGATCCAACCAATTTTTACAGTGTACGGCATCCAATTGGTGATGTTGTATTTCTCCATGTCACCGACAAAGATTTTACCTGCTGGGATGCTTTCGTCAGGAACGATTGTAAGACCTCCGATGGTAAGAACGTTGAACAGTGACGCCTGTGGGTACAGAGGTAAGCCACGTTCGTCTTTTGCAGAAGCGATGTTAATGAAAAAATCAACAGGGTTGATCATAACCAGATTGGCCATATACGGCACTTCATCAACATAGTTGTGTGTCGTTGCGATGTCGGTAACGGCTGCGTTTACGATGTCCATAAAGTTCGTGAAACGAACTGACAAGGCAAGAGGCCCAGCAGAGAACGTACGGGCATAAACAGTAGCTCCTGTTGGGTTTGGCGCAACGCCTGTTCCGAAAAGGATTTGTTTGCCTTTGAAAAGATCGTGACGACGTTTAAGGTAGTTTTCGGCTACGTCGCGAAGTCCGCGTACATCCTGAACGCTTTCTTCTGTCAACTTCATCCATGCAGCGGCTTTAACTGGTTTTGCATAGTTGGTTTCCCAAGTAAAGTCGATCTGTGGTTTCGCAGCACCTTCAGCAACGAAAGTAAAATCACCGTCTTTCGGAACCGCTTCAGTGTAAGCATAGGCAGCCTGATCAGTTTCGAAAGTGTTGACACGCGACAATACAGGAATTTCACGAAGGTTTACGTTCTGTAGAGGCGCAAGTTGTGTGCCTACGATATTCGGAGGTGACGTGTTGACACCGTAAGCGGTTGTGATTGTCCCAACTGCTTTTGTGGTTGGCGTGAACTCAATAACCCCATGCTGGGCGTTTTTGATTTCCTTAATTTTGTCTGAGTTTGCGACAAGGAAATCGTTCAGTTCTTTTGCAAAAGTAGGGGCGGCGGCACCACCATTTTCTTCCATTTCGGAAAATTTGGTAGCGAGGTCATCCATTTTCTTTTGCAAACCGTCTGTAACTGATTTCTCAACACCTTTTTCAGTAAGGTTTTTGATCGCCTCTTTTACTTCTTCGACATCTTTTGAGCTTGCCGTTCCCTTTAGGGATTCCGAGATAAGGTCAAGATATTCGCCGTGAAGTTCGGCTTGTTTGCTGGCTTCAAGCTTTCCGAAGGCTTCGTCTGTAATGCCTTTGGTTTGCAAGAACTCTTTGAATTTCTTCATTTCGTTTGTTTTTAAATTAAACCTGAATAATAACTTTTTGCTTCCGTTTGAGTGTCATTAGACGGCTCGATATTCGAAGTGCTGTCGGCGGCTTCGGTATGTTTTATTGGCGTGGCTTCATTCGATCCAAACAAAACCATGCTGCCTTCTTTTACTATTTTTGCTTCCTCTTGTCCCCAAAAGAAACCTTTCGCCAAAGCTACATCTTTGTTTGCAATCATTTCAATGTTTGCGTCAAAATATTCTTTGTGTTCCTTAAACGCGGTGTCGGTGCTGTTTATTGCAAGCCGCGTCTTGACATACTGCATCCTTACGGAGTTCTGAACGGGACGCTTTTTATCGATCATTCGTTTTGCGTCGGCGTTGTCGATATTGTCTTTGTGTATTTTGAAAATAAGTGCGTTTGTGTTTCCTGAGAAATCCTTACCGATAAATGACCACGGAACGGTTTTAACGAACGCCTCTACTTCACCTTCCCACGCAATAATATCTTTGATGTCGATATTATGGTTCATGACATACATCAAGTTTTTACCCACTTCTTTGATGCTTTTGTTCCAAATCGAATCAAAATGAACATCCTCGTGGTGATCCATAAACTTTGTCGTGTTTATCACGGGGTAAATGTAATCGCTTTCCATCCAATCCATTTTTGTTGATTCGTCGGACTTTATTGTGCCAAAGTGTGAAAGCTGTCCTTTCTCGTGTGACTTTACGATCGAGGCTTTTTTTACGGCAATAATTTTTTGCTCATTGTCAAGCAACGAGTGAAATAACGCCTTTTGCGTCTCGAATATGATGTCGGGTAAAGCGGCACATTTTATCATTTTTTCACTTCTTTATTTCCGTCAAGTATTTTTGTCTTTTCGGATATTGATTTTTTTAACGCTTCGTTGTCGGTCTTACTGGCGACCTCTTTCAATTCTTTTGTTTGCTCGCTCATAATCCAAGTTCTTTTTTAAGTTTCTTAGTGCTGTCAACGGCTTCCTGCTGTGTAACGGTCTTGTTTTCCAAAGCAACCTTTAAACCGTCCTGAAAAGTGTTGAAAGTTTCAATTTTCTTGCCCATCATTGTTTGCATAATTGGCAAGTGATTATAGCTGGCTTTTAATTTCTGTCCTTTCAAGTCCAGTCCCCAACTATTTGTCAGACTATTCATGAGGTTATCCGCATCGGATTGTATGGCTGTTTGAATGTATCTTATAATCCCTTGCTCCTGATTGTCGAAGGTATTCCCCGTTAGGGCAAAGTTAATAATATTCTCGTTTTGCTCGAAAGCCAAAGCGACAACTCTCGCGTCAAAACCTAACTGCTCGTCAAGATACAGTTTTTTCAGATCCATTACCAAGTGCTGAACTTCAATATCGCCATTGGTAATCTGCATTGATTTGTCAGACAACACCCGCTCAATCGCTTCCCTGTCTGAATCGTGAAGTTGACCTGCTGTCCCCTGATAGTTGTTTTTGTTTTTGGCAAGGAACTTTTGAGACATCTTTAAATTGATGTTCTTAGCTTTCATATTTTCCTCAATGTTCATGAGGTTTTTTGAAATCGCTGCCACCCTGCTTGGGGATTTAAGAAGTGAATTTGAAGTTAGCCCATTGGCTACGTCATAAAGCGGAATAATATCCTTCATTTTAAACTTCCACTTCTTGTCATCAAGTGTATATTCAATTTCCTGCTTTTCAAATTCTTTTATATCCTGTTCTTGAATAAAGAATTTTTTAATCTTTAATACATCTTTATAATCTATTTCAGACGGAACAAGGTTGTACAATGCTTTTGGCGGTTCGTCATTTGAGTAGATGTTTTTTTGGTAAATAATATTGTTTCCCGAAGATGAAAGAAACCAACTCTGCTGATATAGCCAATCCTCTTGTGACTGAAAATAGTTAGGTTTCGATATAAGTTTAAGGTGCGGGGAATCTCCCTTAATTTCTTCCTCTGTCTTAGAATCAATTAAGGTGATACGCATTTGGCTGTATAGCTTTGCGCGTGTTACGTGTACTGCAAACAACACAGGGTTGTCAAGCGACCATTTTAAAAAGTTCGTTTCTGATTTGCCGAACGGGTTTACGTTCCACATATACGACCAGTTGCCGAGACGATCTCGCGTTACGCTTAAATCGCCCTTGTTGCCGCTGAAGAATGAAAATAATCCCATTTATTTTTAGGTAATTGCTACAAACTTAAACATTATTTCTTTATATGCAGTAAAAAACATAAATATGTAATCAAATATCGAATACCGTCCAATTGGTGGTCATTCTTCTTTAACGGGCGATCAAGGTTTGTATTGTTCACTATCTCCCATTCGTACTCATCATATTCCGCCTCAACGTTTAAACTTGATTCGGTATAATATATATTGAACTTCTGTACTAACTTAATCCCGCTGTTAACGCTACCCTGTCCTTTCATGGCAGGAATTGCATTGAACCCGTTTATCATAAGCTCCTGTATTCCCATCGGGTCGGCACTATCGCAAACAAGCGGGATTTTAGGATTATAGCCAAGTGAAGTTAATGTTTCTGAAATTGAGCCAGTCATTTCGCTGCTTGGCTTATGAAGTCTTTCTTTGATGAAAAACGAATCTATTCCGTCAAATTTTATGCTTCCCGATGCTGTTGGGTTTGAAGATCCGAAATCAATATATGAATATTCAGAATACGGTAGGTCTGTCCACTGTTGATCGGTTATCGTTTTCCAACCTTTATAAATTCTGTTCGGTTTCTCGGACTTCAATCCCAAGCCGTACACCATCCAGTGGTAATCGCTTGCGCTTTTCGTGTTCTCGTTGTAGATGCAGCGTTGTAGTTCTTTTGCTTGTCGGTTGGTGAAATCTAAAGTGTTTGCTTCGAAATCATAGACTTTCGCTGAATGTTCGTCAATCAATCCAAGCGTAACGACTTCTGAAAATTTTATGCCTTGATAGCTTAATAGCTGCCTCTTGCTTTCCAACGGGCAAAACGGATTGTCTTTGAAAGTTGATTTTAAGGTTATAGTATTGTCCTTTTTCTTTTCGTCATCTACCCAATGATTTTTTTTTGGATTCCAGTCAAACAGAATAAAGTCGCTTGTCCTTTGTGAAAGTTGCCTGTAAACTTCGTGGCTAAAGTTATACGGCTCGTTAATCCAACAAACGTCCTGAGTCATTCCCATTGCGTCGTCTTCGTCGTCGAGTCCAGTGAATCGGATAAAAGAGGAATTATGCTTAAAAGTCCACGTGTGGTTAGTCTTGTTTCTTACAAAATACTTCAACAGGCTTTCGGCTTGGATAAATTTATCAAACTCAAGAGTTGTAATTTCTCCGTCTTCAAGTTGTTTTTTTCTGCCCTGCGGATCTGAAAGCCATTTAACAAAATCAACCTCCACAATCTCCCGACAGCTTTTTTGCGTGTCACGAAGTATCGTACAGGTCTTTAATGGGTTTTCGTAAAGATGTAGGAAAATAACCTGAAAGTTGCTCCAAGTTTTAGAACTTCTTGAGCTTCCTTCTTCGACTATGAGTTTATAGAGTAAAGATTTTACAGCTATCCAAATATCTTTGAATACCTTTGTGGCTTTAAATTCAATCTCCATCTTCTTCGTCGGCTTGCATTATGCGGACTTTGATGGGCAGGGCGGGTTGGGATATTTCTTTGCCGCCAGTAGTATGGTCGATCTTGTCGCCGTATTTCTTTGGGTTCATTTTCGATAACGCCCATTTGCGTACATCGACACGTAGTCGGCTTCTTGCGATAAACTCGGCATCTTGAATAACGTTTCCATTTTCAAGGGTCTTTGAATCCTGACTTGAGTCGTCGGCTATTTCAAAGATTTGCTCAAGTAAGTAAAGCTCTCTTTCTTCGCACGCGCACGCGTATTTATCCGAGAGGTCTTTATCTTCATCCAACCACAACATAAAAGTAGAATATGCTGGTACTTCGGATCTGCTTCTTGTGTCTATGATCGACTTTAGGCTTTGCCCGCTTGCTATGCAGTCAAGAACCAGTTCAATCGCCTTTTGTTTATCCTCTGGACTCCAAGCCATAATTCATTTACATTATCGCAAACTTAACGAAAAAAAATGATATAAATTGCAAAATCCCTTCTCTGTTTTACCAGGAGGGATTTTATTTTAATTACTCTTTTCTTGGAAATCAAATAGAAGTGTATGTTACACAAACGTTCTTTTTCTGCGTTTTCCGTTGCTTGGCAATCAGGAGTCCAATCTTTTACGACTGGATTAAACATGTCTACCTGAACAAGGTTTAACAAGGTTTCTCTCCAAGTTGTGTCGGCACAAGTGCCTCCTAAAAAAATTCTGTTTTTCATTCCTCTATATTTTTAGTGTTGTTAAACGCGTTGGGTTCGTCGAATTCATATTTCCATTCCGCGCATTCGTTCGGCATGGGTTCTTGATCTTCATAGGTTTCGGGAAATTTGATATGAAGTTCCTTCCGTTCTATTTGGAAAGGAAACATTGTTTTTTCAAACTTCCTACATCGGAAAGCGGAAACATTTTTGGTTTGATACATCGTTTCACCATCAAATCCGTGATAACTGGTAATGAATTCAACGTCGCGTTCTTCCCGTTCCATGAACGCGCAATCCATACACGGTTTAATGTTTTTCGGATTGCGAACACAATTCGATTCGTGCTTTGCCATCGCGTGTTTAACCTTCAATTCCTTCCTGCAAAATCCGCAACAGTAAAGCGTGATGTTTTCTTTGATCTTCATGAAATATATTTTTCGTTAAACGATTCTCTTTTAGTGTTGCTCATTGCTTTTCGTTTTGTTTGTGGAATTTGAAACCCATTTTAATCTTTCGTAATGACCTCTTTTTTTTAGGTACTTTTTAAGCCATCGCTTACTATATTCCAGACTTGAAAAATTAGTGTCTACCCCGATTGATTTATTGGAATCGCTGACTGCTTTCTCTCTTGTATGCACCAAATAATATCGATTTGTAAAAAAGAATATTTCAACAATTTCGATTTTTATTTTAGAATGTATCTTAGTGCTGTATTCAAAATTTATTATTGCTCTCCTTGCTAAGTGCTTTTAATTTGTTGATTGCGGATTGTAAATAACCGATTCGCTCGTCAAGGTCTTTAATCGGAACGGCTCCCGATAAATTTTGGATCGTCAGCACGGAATAATTTAACACCTCCACCGCTTCCATAATCACAGGCGAAATCGTTTGGTTGATTTTGGTCGTGGCAAAGGTTGCGCCTGATATGAAGTCGTCGATGGCAGCCTCTCTCATTGAATCGTTGCTGTCGATTGTCTTGTAATCATCAAACTGTAACGAGTACTCTTTCGCCGCTTCCTCTATCTCTGTGGGTGGGATGGTGATTTTCATAGTGGTTGGTTTTTATGCGGTGAGCCCGCTAGTTTTAGGTTATAGTTGTTTGTTTTTGGCTGGGATAGGACGGTTAGTGGCAATGCTTTAGAAACTGCAACGATAGACTTTTATCGTATTTTTTACGAAAGCATTTTTTTACTTTTTCATGCTCAGCAATTATTGCGTCCAGGATTTCAATCGTTGCTTTGTAATTTGTTTCATCGGCTTCTGTCCAATAAAGTCCAGTATTTTCGATAATGCAATCAATCGTATTATCGCGGTCGATTTCTTCTGCCCAGTATTTAGGTTTATGCCCTTTGAAAATAGCGTATTTGTTGTAATCGTAACTTAAATTCAATTCCTCTACAAGCCATGGAAAATCATTATATATAACAATAATTACAGGAATAGCACAGCCACTAACCGGCGTTTGGCGCAATTGTTCGTTTTCGGTGTTTTGTTCTTCTGTTTTCACGTTTAATGTTTTTAGTTAGTGGAAAATATTTCTTTCGCTGGCTTCACAACTGCGCCAAGCGCTCACTCGTTAGTGGCAAGCGAACAGATCACGTTGCGCCGGAACTTTCGGTTTAATTAACGGCTGATATTTTGCCGAATGATTTCCTTTAATCCAAACCGTCCAATTCACTTCCATTGTCGGTGCAGCTGGTTTTTGTCCCGGCTTTCGTTCTTGGTATAAAAAATCTGGCCGCCACGTCAGCGGCAAGATCCACGCGGGAGTAAATTTTGCATAAAGATCAGCGCGGGATTTTGCATGCCAGTACTGCGACTTTAAAACCATTGCAACGATTGGCGCATCTGAAATCGCTTTTTCAATGAAGCGTTGAGAACAATCGAAAGGCGGGTTTGTAATAATTGCATTTGCTTTTCGGTTTGTATCAAAAAAATCCTGTCCGTTTTGAATATCGGTAGCGATCACATTGTGTCCGTAAGATTTCAGAACATCAACCATCGCATTGTTTCCGCAAGCCGGTTCCCAAATTGTCATTTTCTCTAACTTCAAAAATTCCATTAAGGCAATTGTCACTTCGGGCGGCGTTGGATAGAAATCAAGAGCGCGACGGTTTTCTTTCGTTCCTGCGCCCGTAAGTTGAATATTTGGATTTACATCGCCAGCCACTAACCGGCGCTCACCGCCATCGCTGGCATTCGTTTGGTTGTTCGTTTGGTTTTCCATAAGTTCATTTTTGTTAGGCAGAGAATACTTTCTCCGGGTATCCGCCGCATGCGGTTATGCGTCCGTCTTTAGTTTAAGTGTTACTCCCGATTTTAGAATCCGATTTGTTGTTTAGCTGTTGGGGTGAGTTCTAGGTTGTATTTTACGAGGTCTTCGATGGTTTCGTGTCCGTTCCAAATCCAATATTTGGGAAGTGCTTCCCAAATGCAAATTTGAATATTGGCTTCAATGTTTACGATTTCAAAACTTCCTTCGGCGCTGTAAATATTTTGACTGAATCCTTCAAACAGCACTCTTGATTTTGCTTCGTTGTAGGCTTTGACCTCTTTTTCTTCATATATTGGCTCATATAGACGACGACGCTTATTTACACATTTACCAAAGCTTACAGGTATTGGCTCACTCAATACATTCCCGTCGAGATCGCACGGAACGAAAAACCCGAGTTGAAGCGGTTGTTTCAAAAACTTCTTGAAAAGAAAAGCCAGTTCAAGGCTTCGCTCTGCGGTTTCAAATTCATTTCCATAACCGAACTCAATTTCATCAAGTCGGGCAGTCATTGATATAAGTCTTTCCATTATTCCTCGAATTTGTGTTGATTAAGCCTTTTTTCCAGTCGGATAAGTTTTTCCATTTTTATGGACGTAACTTCATTTTGCAACGGTTTGAACATAATTTTCATTTGTTCAATCATAATTTCGACGTCGGCTATTTCTCCTGCTAAATCTTGAAACGTTTGATCGTTGCCCTTTCGGATATGTTTTCTGACTGCCAAAGCTAGTTCAGTAGATTCCTCTTGCGCCATTTCTAGTTGTGCGCGTTCTCCCCAAGTTTCTATTGTTCGGGTTAACAATTCTTGTTTCCAAATAACGTTGATGTTTTCCATTATTCCTGTGGTGTTTGGCGTTGGGTTAATTCTATTAGTTTTTCGAGGCAAGCGGTTCGTGCTTCTTGGTACGACTTGTAACCATTTTGATAGTCTCGGTGCTTAAAACCGTAAGAGTATTCAAGCCAAGATTTACCGACACTCCATTGTTCGTTAATGCGAAATGAGTAAAGCTCTATTTCATCGTCGTCTTTTTCTCGAAGTTCGGAAAACTCAACAACCGTGTGTAGTAGGTGCTTCTCCCTGAACCAATCAAAAGCCTGTTGCCATAGTGGGGCGACTGTGTTGTATTTAGAGTTTTTCAGCTCTACGAGTGATGCAGAACTACCGTCGTCGAAAGCAAATGATATTTTATCGCCCTCGAAATACGCTAGGCAATTCTTGTCAAATCCCAATTCCTTTAATTTAACCGCCAATTCAAACGGCACGAATTCATTTTCCATAATATTTAATTTATCGGCAAACGCCGGGTTAGGTGGTGGGTTGGCTCATAGCGTTTTTAATCGTAAGGCGAACCTCTTTTATCGATTTTAGAACTTCCTCAACTGTCGGGTTGGGTTCAATCGCCAAATCCAAATATCGGTTTAGGCATTGCTCTACATTCAGGAAGTCCCAAACATCGCGTTGGTTGACTTCCACCATTTCGCCTTTGACTATTTTTTCGGCCTTAGCTTCGAATAACAACGAGCATCCAAGTCCGTCTGTTTCAATTCTGTAATTCTTGTCAATGATTATCATAATGATTTGTTTTAAAGTTGATTTGTAATGTGGTTAAGCGGTGGTTAGTTTAGGTAATATTCAACCGCGTCTAAAATACCTTCGTCGTCTGGGTTTGAATCGACCGTTTGCATCATGAGCTTAACTTTTTCGAATATTGTTTTCGGCTTCATTTTCTCCAATCGCTTTCCGTAAACTTCTTCAAGGATATTCAAACATTCAGGCGGCATAAGATTAATTCCAAACCTTTCTTCAGCAATGGCAAAAGCCATAAAAAAAGTCTTTCCATATTCGTTTATCATAACCATAGTTCTTGCCTCAGCAGAATCTCCTGTTTTTTCCTTAACAAAATTGTACAAGTCTTGACTGTTAATTTTTTTCATTTTCTGTGGGTTGATTAACTGATTTTGTTTTGGTTAGAATAGTTGCGGTTGATTTTGAACCTCTAAGGGTTTTTTAATGTTCAAAGCGCAATCGAAAATATGTTTCCCCATTTCAGGATGTACGCAGTTCCTAAGCACCTGACCAGGACAATGATTCCCTTTGTAGTAAATGTTGCCCGTGTAATTCAATCCCAACCAATCTTTCATTTCTTGGGCGACCTTTATCGTTCCTGTTGAAATAAATCCTTTATGGTTTTTCATTTCAAAATCAGATATTTCGAAGTTCGACCAAAAATAATGTCGCCCAAGCTTTGCTGTTGGCTGGATCAATGGCTCGTAATACGGTTTCACATTCTCAACCACCCATTTGCCTTTGAAAAAATGCTGTAGGTAAATTATTTCCTGATACAAGCTCATATCAGGATATGCCTTAACATCGTGGCGGGTCGCTTTCATCATTCGGCTATGAGTCGGGCATGGCGGCGAACTCCAAATGAAATCGTACTCGTTGGCGTGTTTCAATAAATATTCGTGGGCATCACAAATGATCAATTCATCGCTCGGATGCAATTCCTTGTAAGCCTCTGCAATTCGATTATCAAACTCTATCGCCGTTACTTTTACGTCCTTCCATAACTTTCGATTACCGCCAATCCCCGCATAAAGATTTAGTACTTTCATTTTTGATTAACTGATTTATCCAAACTGTTTGATTGGGCAATTTTAGCCTTAGCGGCTGTGATTTTATTATCGTCACAATACTCGTACATCACATTTTCGATGAAAGAATTGATTGATCTGTTTTCCAACTTTGCCACTAATTTGATTCGATCGTAAGTCAAGTCTGAAAATCTAACGTTTGTTGTTGCCATTTTTATTGCTTTAATTATAATGCTAAATTAGTACTATTTTAATAACTACCAAACAAAATCGTAATTATTTTTCACGACGCGGGTTTATGTATTGGGTGAGGCGGGAGAGTTGTACGGTTTCGAATGTCCCGTCGTCGATATATCGAACCGTAGCGGTGGCTATT